ATGAGATTTAAGGTGTACAATGCTTGGATTACCAACATTGGATACAGCAATCTGGATGCGGGTGGCAATACCCTCATGGTAGAAGAAATGACTCTAGTCCATGAAGGTTTTGATGTTTCATTTGCTACTGGATTGACTACAGCAGGATCAGCAGCAAAACTAAGTCTCTAAATTAGATAAGGAAAACTAAATGACTACTGATACGACAACCATAAGCGCGGTAGATAATCCCGCTTTGGTAAATCAACTAACCGAAAAAGCACTTAAGTCTGTGCCTCAGGAGGCGGTTCGAGAGGAATCTCCAATCAAACCGCCTTCTGATCCACAAGTAACTTTGTTAGCGGGGTTACAAGTTCCGTTTGGTGAATTTATTTCAACAGCTGAGGTAAGAGAACTTACAGGAGCGGACGAGGAAGCTATCGCAAGAATCTCAGATATATCAAAAGGTTTAATGACAATACTAGAACGTGCTGTTGTTAAGCTAAATGATTCGCCAGTAGACAGGGATCTTTTAGATACTATGTTGGCTGGAGACAGAGAACTTCTGTTGTTAGAGATTAGAAAACTTACTTTTGGATCAGAAGTAGCTATAGAAGGCCAAATCTGTTCTAAGTGTGAAGATACAAAAAGCATTACAATTGATTTAGATAAAGATGTGCCGATGAAGAAGTTAGAAAACGATCCAGTATTTACAGTAAAATGTAAAATTGGGGACGTTAAAGTAAAGCTTCCAAACGGTGTAGTACAAAAGCAACTAGTAACAGCAACAAATAAAACAGCTCCAGAATTGGACTCCATAGTATTAAAGAGCTGTGTTCTAGAGATCAACGGCAATCCCATCTTAGATTCAAGTACTGTCCTTAAGATGAGCGTCTCAGATCGTAGAGCAATCCTAAACGCTATATCAGAACGCAACCCCGGCCCACAACTTCAACAAATCAAGAAAGAATGTCCAACTTGCGGTCAGGAGGTATCGCTTCCGCTAACTTTAGCGGACTTGTTTCAGTAAAGAGCTTAGCTACGAAAATTTAATTATTTCATTAGATTACCTAGCACAGTTTTATCCTGGGTGGTCTTTGACAGAGTTAAAAGGGCTTAGCTTGCGAGAACGTATGATCTGGTTGGACAGAGCAATTAGTAGACCTAGGGGTGGAAGCATTGGCAAGTTATGAAAACTTGATGCCTGCTGGCGACGATAATATCGTTGGCGGGATGACTTCTGGTGTCGATAAACTATTTACAAAGATGGACAAAGGCCAAAAGCAAATGCTTAAGGTCTTTAAAGAAGTTGAAAAAGTTACCGAGAAGATAAAGAAAAATATGGAAGCCGCCAATGGCGGTAAATCATCCTCGGGAATGTCTAGCTCTTTGGGTGCTATGCCCACGTTTGGAGCTTCACGGGCAGCAACTATTGCAGGTAGGGTAGGGCTAGGAACTGCAGCTGTAGGCGCTATTGGTATGGGCATGATGCCAAACACAAGCGCTGCTGTTACACAACGTTTAGGTGCAGATGCTGTAGCAGGTATTAGTGGTCTTAATTCTCGTCAAGTAATATTAAGATCTAACAATGCGGTAGGTGGCGGAGCAACTAGCGCTATGGGTCCAACCATGGCGGCCATGTCCCTTATGTACAGTGGTGGCTATACAGCTAATAGCGGCACCTTTAGAAATGTTATGCCACAAGTTGGTGGCTTAAGTGCATTAACTGGCGGCACCAACGAACAGATGGCGCAAGGATTAGCCGGCATAAATGCTATGCGGTTCCTTCGCATAGGTGTTCAAGCTCGTGATACTAAAGGAAACTTACGACCACCTAATGCAATTATTAACGACACGTATAGATTTTTATACGGTGGGCGAAAAGTAACTCCAGAACAAGCCGCTTTAGTTCTTAATCCAGGATCTAAAGGCTATGCAACTATTCAAGCTATTGCTGGTGGAGATCAAAACCTTGCTGGAATTATCCAAATGGGAATCATTGCTCGTGCAAAGAAAGACAGCCCTCTAAAAAAAGAAGACCTTAAAGGGTCAAACCGAGCACTAGATCTTTTGGGTGTTGGTCAAGAAAGCCCTATGCGAACTAACTTCCGCTACAACACTAGCGAAGCTCGTAAGCTACAGGCTACAGAAAAAGGTTTAGTAGGCGGATACAACGTAGCTATGAGAACAACAGCTGCGGTTAACGATGGTTTTAGCAAGCTAGCAGAAGAGGCTGCAGGCGTTGCAAATGCATTGGGAACACTACGTGGCGTACTCCAAACATTACCTGCAGCAGGAAATACCGGAGCTACTCTAACTGGTGTAGCCGGTACTGCAGCAAGTGTAGGAATGAATATGTACATGCTTTCTAAGATGCGTGGACTTTATGCAGCGGGAACTGCCGGTGCTGCAGCAGCTACGGGAGGCGTTACTGCTGGTGGTGCAGCTGCAGCAGCAGGAGCTACCGGTGCAGCAGGCTACTTAGCAAAAGCAAAAGGTTTATTTAAAGGCGGATTTAAAAGTCCTTTTGTAAAAGGATTAGGAAGAGCTGGACTTGCACTTGGCGTATATCAAGGCATGGAGTTTTTACAAAAGAGGATGCAGGTGGGTCCTGGCTGGCTTCGTGCTGGCGGTAACTTTATGTTTGATTTAGGCCAGGGTGCGTTAACTGGTTTAGCTGCTGGCGGTATACCTGGAGCAGTTGCAGGAACTGTGGCTGGTGGAGTGGGATCAATAGCAAATCCTTACGGACAAGGTGGCGACTGCACTCACGGAAATGTTGGGCCACATAAGTGTGGTGTTGGTGGAGACAACAGCACAAGTATGCAGAATATGCCTGCCGGATCTATGTCTGCTCCACAAAAAGGATTTACAACAGGTAAGGGTCCGGGCAATCAAGACACTAAAGGTCAAATATTTGGTATGCCTGTCCCGGCAGGTACTAGAGTTACTTCTCATTACGGTCCTCGAGATAGCTCAAAGAACCCACAAATTTCTGCATACCACAGGGGTATTGACTACGGTGTACAAGTAGCGGATACTACATAATTCTAAATCACGGAAAAAAGAGCACTCTTTACGGACACTTAAGCCAAATTTTAGTAAAGGTTGGGCAGCAAGTAAACAAAGGCGATGTAATCGCAAAGTCTGGTGGTAAGAGGGGTGCCCCTGGAGCAGGTACTTCTACAGGTCCTCACCTTCACTTTGAGCTTAGAGATCCTGGCGGAGTTGGAGCACAAGGGCGAGTAAACCCTAAGAGTTTCTTTGGTAAATTAGTAAGTAGTGTTAAGAGCGCTGTAAGCAACATCTTTGGTGCTGTAAAGGGATTTCTAGGAATAGGTAAAGAAAAAGAAGACATTAAAAGCAAAACTATTCGTAACTCTGGAGAGGGGCTGCGTTTTGAAGGAACGCTGTCTAACCTAAGCAGCGTGCCATTAAGTGAGTCTTTAAGCAGCTCTATGATGTCTGGAGCCCCAGTAAACTTTGCTGATTTCCAAAGAGAGTTTCCGGCAGATGATATTGAACAAGGCATAAGATTTGGAAAATCTGGTGGGAAACATTTCTTAAACAACACCATAGATAAAGTGTCTGGTGACAGTGGGTCCATGGTTGGGGGAAGTAGAAAAGGACTAATTCAGTTCTTACACAATATTGGTTTTAGAGGAAAAGCTTTAGATACTGCGTTTGCTGTTGCATTGGCAGAATCTGGTGGTAATTCTGGAACTATCAATAAGCGTAGTAAGGATTATGGCCTATTCCAGATCAATATGGATGGCAAAAACTATGACGATAGAATAAAGAAAGAGTGGAACTATCACGGTACCAAGTTTAAATTAAAAGGGCTTGGTGATCTTTTAAATCCCACAACTAATGCCAAAGTTGCATATCACATGACGAACAAAGGAAGAAACTGGATTAGGTGGGTATCCCACAATACCGGTGACTATACCAAGTTCTTAGATGATGCAGTTATGGCTAGGGAACAAGCAGGTATAGGTGGAGACAACCCTGCAACTGCTGGCATGGCTATGGAAACTACAGGTGCAGCGGGATACAGAAGATCTGGATCTATATCTGGATCAGTGACTAGTAATCAAACAATAAACGTAAAGGTAGACTTACAGCTTAAGGTAGATAAGTTAGGTAGTGCAGAGATTACCAGAGTTGCTTCTAGCTTAAAGAAGGCTATCAATGATGAGTTTAAGGTGAATGGACTGGGAGTTAACTAATGGCTTGGACATATAAGAACCTTTCTTCCGTACAGGATGCAAACTCTGTATATCAAGCTGGGTATCCAGCATACTTTTGGACCGTAGATTGCTATGAGGCTGGGGGTCAACCTGCCGTTGCAGTCCCAGTCAACACAGATAATAAAAGCGTGTACAAAGGCAATACTATTTACTATGTAGTGAGAGTTTGGAAACAAAATGCTCTTCAACTTAATCCCACAAGTCCTGCAACCCCTTTAACCAGAGACGATGATCTAGAGGTATATGTTTTAGACTCTTATAGGAATGCCCAAGCAGCAAACTTTGAAATTAGCGAAGTTGAGTGGAGAAAGCACGAAAAATTATTTAAAAGAAAAACTGTTGGTGATTTCCCTTACTACACTGACCCAGGCTACAGCGTAAGCAGCAGTGGTGTAACTACAGACGCAGAAACAACAAAAAGACTTTTTGTATTTACCGTAAGAGCGAAGAAATCAAATGTGTATCTTCAACCAGATATTTATGTAAAACTAAAGAAAAATGGAAATGAAAACAATTCAAACGAGGATAGAGAAGTTCTTCCTCACAGTAGTACATATGTTACTGGCATAAGTTTTACTAACGCTATATCCAAAACCACATCTATACCAAAAATTGTAAAACAAGAGGCGTACCAGGAAGAACTAATTGCATTAGATAGGTGCTCTACCCCCAATCGATGGGCTGCTGTAATTAAAGAATTGGATATCAAACCAAACGCTGTAAATTGGTCTTTACGATATTACCCCCTAGATGCTGACAATATGAGCCCCGCAGTATTAAAACAAAATGTGCAAACTATTTATATTGGCTATGACAGTAGGGTGGGAGTGCCTGGACCCGACGGGGTAGACCACGGAAGAGTGGCAAGAACAAGATTAACTGAAATTAGGAACAACACCTGTAAAGAAGCTGAAGATGGTGGACCTTCAGAAGAACCTGATTTTGATAGGGGAAGACCAGAAGATTTTAAAGACTACTCTAGGACTAATCCCCCCAACCATTTTTACACTAGAAGTCCGTCCCACTGGGCAAAAATAAAAGATCAATACCTAAAAGATACTAAAACAACTCGTAGAGCAAGTTTTGTTGTTCCAGGTAAAAAGGATCTTTTATATGAAGAGACTTCAGAAAAAGGTGTCTTAGGAATGCTCTTTCAAGATACGCAAACAGCTAAAGCATTAAATGCGGATACAAAAAAACCTTGGGGATTTAGGTTTATATACAACCCTACCTACGTCTCTTATGGTACTCAAATGGATACCTCTATTGACTGGATATTGGCAACACACGATCCAGCCAACTATATTGGTGGAAGCTTTAGCGTGAGTGTTCAGCTATACCTAAACCGAGTAGTAGACATGACTGAGCTTGCTCCATTAAAGGGTAAGAATCAACCCTACTCAAAAAACTATCCTAGAGGGTTAACTGCGCAAGAAGTTGAAGGAATTCTACATAGAGGCACCGAGTATGATCTAGAGTTTTTATATAGAGTAGTAAACGGCGATCCAAAAGAAAGCTCTGGAACTTTACTAAGCTATAGCGAGGGTGGTTCAAAACCTAAAACTGCTGACTTTGGTTATATAACTGGAACTCCGGTATGGTTAAAAATCCACCCTAATATGAGGTACAAGGTATCGCTTGCGTCTTTAAACGTAAACCACGTTATATTTAGCGAACAAATGATCCCTATGTTTTCTATTGTAGACCTTCAGTTTATTAGGTACCCAGTTATTAGCGATACCGACGAGAAAGTACAACAAGCCTGGTCTGATAAGAAGAAGAAGGTACGCACTGCTAACGTTGAAAAAGAAGGTGAGCAGCCAAGTCAATGAGTAACCTAACGCGTCGTTCTAGATACTTTACTGGGCCTTTAGCTCAGCTTGAAAATAAATCTACAGGCAACTATGACATTGCTGTTTACAGAGAGTTTGAAGAGTTAGGTAACATTAGCTTCTTTGATTACACCTGGGTGTTTGGAGATAGCCTAGGAGCCTTAGCCGATAAGCATCTGCTTAACTCGGTGCTGTGGTGGAAGATACTGGAGATAAACCCGACAATAACAGACCCGTTTGATATTGAGCCAGGAACCGTTATTAGGATCCCGTATGTCAATAGATAACCTATCCACGGCTTCAGAGGTCTTTCAATTTGAGTCCTCGGCTTCTCCTTGGCTTTCAGATTTCTCTGTAAAATTTCCAAAGACTCCAGAGCTTGACCTAATACTTATAAGCGCAGATCTTTATCAAGAACAAGAAGCACACGATATCTTAGTTCTTACCTTTAAAGGTAAGTCTGAAGCCGATAACATCAGCATTGTATCTTCTGATCCAGTAGAGTTTAAATATGATAGCGCAGGAACAAACTCTACATTCCAAGGATACGTCTATCAAATAAACCCGGTCTCAACAGTAAAAGCACACGTTACTGAGATATGGTGCGTATCTGCATCAGCAGTGCTAAAAGACAGTGATCAAGTTGTATTTAAAAAAGTAACGGCTGATCAGGTGATAACAAAAATTGCTAAGAAAAGGGGCATGACCGCCGTAACTCAACGGCATCCCCGCCTACGAGAATCTATTGTCCAAGCTGGACAAACCGATTGGCAAATAATGAGACGCCTTGCAAAGCAAACCGGTTTTGCTTTAAGAACAGAAAACACCACCGTATTTTTTGTATCTAAAGATAAAATTTATCAGGATAAAAAAGCTAAAGCTCCATACTTTAGATACGTAGATGGATTAACAAAAGAAGAACGACAAGTTGGTACTTGCTTTAGATTTACTCCAAATCTTTCTGACGATTCATTAGAAACCGGAGTACGTGTAGATCGAGTAATGACCGGCACTAATGCCTCTTCCGGAGGAATCATATCTACTAGCCACGCTACAAAAGATTATGCTGGAAAAGAAAGTTTAGGAAAAGTAGTACCAAGCAAGGAGTACTTTGATGCCATCTAAATCTACAAAGTATTCTAAAGTTAGTTCTAGTAGTAAACCAAAAGCAAAATACAAAAAACATCACGTGCACGAAGTTACTACAAGCTTAACAGAAGCAAAAGCAATTGCCAATGATTTGGCAGAAACTAAACGATATGCGTATAGAGCTACAGCTACGCTAGTTGGTAACGCTGGAATACGTCCTTACGACCCAATTTATATTGATGGCCTACCAAACGGAATGTCTGGATACTGGACAGTTCTAAAAGTTGTTCATAGATTTGGAAGAATACCTGCTAACTACATGCTTGAAGTAGAGTTAGGTACCGACGTGCTTGGAGAAGAAAACCCTAAAGCTTACAAATCTGTAGAAACTAGGGATGTTAATTCGGAATTAGCTGGACAAAATATTGTTCCAGCAGAGTCCGTATTAGTTGATTACGCTTTTTCTGTAAATGATACTGAGTTATATAAGCCACCTATTGAATCAGTAAATATAAAGCCACGAGATACGGCGGTAACCCCAGCAGTAAACTCTCCGGATTTATACCAA